AAACTCACCATCACCTCTAAGGTCTGGCATACCAATAGTTTGTCCTTGTGCTGTTCTTTTCTGTGTAATGTCAAAATCTCCAGATGTAATTTCTGCTAAGATAGCTGTAACAACTCCTCCTGCTTTAACTTGGTCTGTTCCTACTTCATGTTCGTAGTATATAGAACAGCCATCTGTATTTCCTATTACATCAGACGCAGTGCCATCTGGATCGTATTCTGTTGCATGGGGTTTTGCAAACACAGCAGAGTCTGCCCATGCTGTTCTAGATAATGTACCTGTTGTCCAAATAGCTTGTTTAGGACTAGCTCTACTATATGATTCAATGTAATTGTAAGACACCATATTGTTTATGGCTAGAGAAGTACCACTTGGATAGAACCATATAACTTCACCAAACAAGTTGTTTAGTCCTACGTTAATTAAATCTCTAGGTGTAGAGTTTAGATTATCATACACAAAGTCTTCTACTAAACAGTCCATAGATTCTAGTTGACCATCGTATTTAAAGAAACCATTTTCTGACATCCAAAACGCTGTACCGTCTACCTCAACGCATGCGTTCTTTCCTATTAGTCCACAGTTACTTCCTATTTGTTGAAATGAGAAAGTGAATGGTGCACCTACAAAGGTCATTAAGAATAATGCTGTGTCAGTCCATACATAGATTGCATCCCTACCTCGTATAGCCCCCATAATTTTAGAACCTGCTGCAAGTCTTTGTGTACCTGCCGTGTTCTCTGCAGTTACGGTGTATGCATCTGTACCGTCAATATTCTCTTGATCAGAGAATCTAATAAACATAGCGTCTTGTGATGATTGACTACCTACGGTAGTTTCTGTTCCAAAGAATACTAAGTGTCGATCCGGTGTAGATACTAGTACGTGTCGTGATGCTGTTGGTGCATTTGCTATTATAGTTGCTCGTGTAGACGTTGCGTTAGTAGCAGCTGCATCCCACTCAAAACATCTACCGTTATATATTAGTGCAATAAGTTTTGTGCCATAGTTATCTAATACCCATAAACCAGGATCAATCGTAAAGTCAGCAGATGAAGCCTCACCCCATGCTACAAACTCAGATATGTTTGTGACAGTTACACCAGCACTGTGACCGGCTTTTGTAGTGCCGTTAACTTCTCTTGAACCACCGCTTAATATATTTGTAGTTGTATTATTGTTTGTATAACTAATGTCTTCTGAGCCAATTCTAATCTCACCTGTAGCAGGAAACTGAGATGTATCAGTCAAAGGAATGTCAGTTACGCTATCGTTAATTGTAGAAGCTAATGTAGTTGTTGCTGGTCCGGCTACCGTACCACTCCATAGTCCTGTACCCCAACCAAAACCACCAACCTGTTGTGCTGGTCCTACAGTATAATAACACAATACAGATGCAGATCCTGCTGTAGACAAAGGAGTGCCAGACTCAGTTGATTCCATAGTAATTGTAAATGTAGTTGTAGTAGGCACTGATGTTACCATGTATTTAACATCTTCAAATGTAGCGTTATTATAAGTTGATGATCCAGTTACTCCTGTTACACTGTCAAATAATACGATGTCATCGTCTTGTAATCCATGGGCCCCGGTGCATGTTACCGTAACTGTTTTTGATGACGACGTACTTGTAAAGTTTACGCCTGTTAATGTAGTTCTAATAGGATGTATATCGTAGTATGTGCCTCCAGAATACACATATAAAATTCTGTTTGTTCCTATAGCAGCAAATTTAATACCTGCGTTATCGTCAAAGTGATGTATGGCTCTAGCTGCACCAGTAAGATTAGTTGCACCAAGCTGTGCCCAACCACCTATTTTTTCTGGTGATCCATATCTAAATCTAACGTTGTCTCCTCCGGTCCATTGTCCCTCGGCCCCGGTCGGAGTAACTTGTTTATTAAAGCCTGGCAAAAAGCCTAATTTTTGTAGCATAGAAATTCCTGTTTTGTGTAGATTATATTAAATCGCGTTGTAGTTCAACGAGTTTTGGGTATGCCCAATAGAGGTCTTTTATCATACAAATTAGTCTTTGCAAACGGTCCATCAGCATGATTATAGTGTAAAAAGACTTGACCACACAGTTTACCTTGAAAAGGTTCTCTCCAGTGTTCTAGATCACAGCCAGAATAGATAAGCATATCACCAGGTTTTAGATTAACTTCTACACCTTTAGGTGCACCAGGTTTATGTATATTTTTATATTCATCTATAACATTATCAGACCCTGTAGGATCTAAGTAAATAGGCCAATGATCACCACCTAAACAAAGTGTAGTAGATATCTCACAGCTAGGTCTGTCTTTGTGTCTTTTAAGAATATTACCATTTCTGTATAGTCTGGTATATGAATAGGTAGGCACTAAGTTAAGACCTGTTTTCTTTTGCATTACATCTATAGTTTTAATCAATAATGTTTCCATAAGCCTATCTGCATATTTAGCATATGAATTAGGAACTTGTGGATCATGAAAGCTACCTATTAACGGATTACCTGCATGGGTAACGTAGTTGTCTATCATCCAGTTATCAGCCTCAGCAGACACTTGTAAATATCTATAAGCTATGTCTGCTACATCTTTAGATATAGCACCACGTATAACTTGATATTTATTTTTCTTAAAACTCATATTTGTATAAAATTATAAGAAACAGATATTCTCCAATTCTTTTCACCTTTTTCTGTGTTCATATTTAAGTCTACACCGTGCGGGAGCCAAGACGGAAAGAATATCATTAATCCTTCTTTAGCTTCATAAGCGCATACTCTCCATAATTGTTCTGGTAGATTATCTAATCTTCTAGGCATGTGTGTATTAGGTCCTGGTCTAGGGTCTTCTAAAAATAATTTACCAGAGTTTTTAGGTACTTTAATATAATATACACCTGACCATAATGAGTTAGGGTGTGTATGTGTTTTATTATATGAGTATGTAGGGCTAACATTTGCCCACATGTTACCTAGTCCTAGCTTGGGTTGCACACCATAATCTTTATTACACTCTTCTGCCATAGCAAATAGTTCTTTTGTTAGGGGTTGAAATTCTTTTCTTTCATTCATATTAGTTTTGCTATGCCAACCAAATCCAGAATTTGTTTTACTTTCTCCTTGAGGGTCAGCTTTTTTCCAAGCTTTAATATGTTTAAATAAATATTTGTTTAATTCTTTTGCGTTAGGTAACTCTTTAAAATAAACAGGGGTAGGAAATAATATTTTTCTTTGTAAACTCATTTAAAAGGTGGTCCTCCAAACCACATTACTAACGATTTTCTGACCCCCTTTTTAACAGGAGCAACTTTATGTCTTAAGAACGATGCAAAGAATATAGCCTGTCCTTGTTTTAAAGGTAGCGGTTTGTTGTTACCCATTTCTGAAAATAATAAATCGCCTCCTGTAAATTCTGACGGATCTGATAATAAACAAGTCATAGATACTTTACGTATTGGGTTTTCACCTGTTTGACCAAACGCATTTAAATCCATATGCCAATCATAAAAACCTTTTTTAGGATACACCGTAAACTGTGCAGGCTCAGTAAGTCTTACGCCATCAAACATAAAATGATTTAAATTTACAATTGATAACTGGTTTTCAATAATTTTATACATCTGTGGTAATTTATTAAAAGGTATCCAAGATATCGTTGTTACTCGTTTCTTAGTATCATATTGACCTTTTTCACCGCCTCCAACTTTTGCTTGTTCCGGTGCACACTGATGACCAGCATCGATAATCATTTTACATTGTTCGGGTGTAAATATGGGGTCTGTGGTTATGGCAACATAAGATTGCCATTTAGGCATTTTTGGTATCATTCGTTTTGACCTTGTCCAGTTCGTGATGATACAGGGTTGTAATCAACGTCTACATTACAAACTAGTGTTCTTCTTTTTTCTTTTGTAGAATTGAAAGGATAAACACAGTGTCTCATGTCATAAGGAAAAACATAGAAGTCTCCTATTTTCATATTAGGTGAATAGTCTGTTTTAGAAAATTGACCGTTAGCTGATCCAATAATTTGTAATCTGCCATTCATAGGTTTATTTACAGCCGAGTATTCTACACCAGTTTCTTTAGGTAATTTTAAAACCATTACAGAAGATAAACCTGTATAGAGTTTACCTTGGTGTATATGCACAGGATTATATTCATCGGCTTTCATCTCATTAACCCAAATTGAATTTATTGATTTTGTATTAGGACCTATTTTATTCCATTGAAGATAATGATCAAAAATAGACATAAACCATTTAAGTATATCATTTGGTAAAAAATTATGTTGATACATTTTTTCGTTATTAGGGCCAGAGTAAAATAAAGATACTTCGTCTTGTATTTTGCCAACTAGCTGTGCATTGGCTTTTGGTAATTGTTTCTTTTGTTTTTCGTAGATTTCGTTAAGAGCTACAAATACTTCAAGAGGAACTTGGTATTTTAAAACTGTCTGACCTAAATAAACAAAGTCGAACTTCATGTTACTTTTTAATTTTCTTTCTTGTTTCTGGTGGTGCTAACTCTTTGTCTCTAATTACTCTTTCAAGAGTATCGATTTGACCTAAGACATTAAATACTTCTGGTTGTGATGTGCCTGGAGTAATTGTATTTTTTTGATGTTGCAATCTTAACAGATAAGAATGTGCTTGGTGATTGTTAACATCTTTCTTATCAAAATTACCATCGTCAAACTCTTTTTTAAGTTTAGACCAAGTAGCAACTTCTCTCATTCTATGTTTAGCCACAAGTTCCATTTGTGCTTTTGCATAAAGTTTTTCTTCTAGTTCTACTTGTTTCATTTCTTTATCTAATGGATCATTTACTTCTCTAATTTCTCTTTGTAGTTTTTTAATTTCTACTTCATTTTTTCTTGCGTCAAATGATAAGTGAACTAAATTTTCAAAGTGTGTATTTTGTTCTCTAACTGACTGCCAATACTTTGCAGCTTTAGTTGGATATTTATTATCAGATAATACAGAGAATCTCATTTCTGTTTCTGTACGAAACATTTGTTTTTTCATCCAAGTATCTTGGAGTTCAGGTATTAATTTTTTAAAACTTTTAACGTCGTCCTTATCTAATATATTAGTTAAATATTTAGACTCAGTTTCAAGTTTAGTAGTTATGTTGCGTTTTTCTTTGTTCATGCTATCTCCTTTATTCATTTCTAATTTCTTTATATACCTTTCTATAGAAAGGTCAACTATGAAGTTGTTACTGTAGATACCGCGTTATCTGCTGTAAATTCTTCTGTGTTTGCAACTGCTGTTGTTGATTCACCTGCTGTATAAAGTGCAGTTGTTCCAGTTCCCGCATTACCGTAAGATCTTCTAGCAGTGGATAAGTCGTTAACTTCTGTCCAACTTGTCCCATTCCAAGATTCTGTCTGTGCATTTGGCGAACCACCATAAGCAAGAACAGATGTGCTTACTTTTCCAGCACTTCCACCCATAGATCGAGCTGTATTCATATTATTTACTTCAGTCCAAGATGAACCGTCCCAAGTTTCTGAACTAGAATTAGTTGGCGGTACTTGACCACCTGCTATTACCGCAGATGTCTGTGTTCCTCCTCCAAAAGCACCAAATCTAGCTGTGTTTAAATCTGTTGTTTCAGTCCAACTTGTGCCATCCCAAAGTTCTACATTTGCTTTAGTAGGATGTTGTCCACCTGCCGTTAAACCAGCTGTTGATGTACCAACAGCTTTGTTAAAAGTTCTTCCTTGATTCATATCGTTAACTTCAGTCCAAGATGAACCGTCCCAAGATTCTGTAAAAGCTTGAAGGGGTTCACCACCTGCAACAACACCTGCAGCTGTAGTTCCAAAACCTCCTGGATAATACCTAGCTGTAGGTGGACTTGCTGTATTCATTGCTGGTTGGTCTGTCCACGATGTTCCATCATATGTAAAACTTTCACTAGTTGCTATCGGTCCAGCTGCTACCATAGCAGCATTTTGTAATCCAAATCCTGTTACTCCGTTTACAGCAGATGGAAAACTTGTTCCTGATGCCCAAGTCGCTGCTGGTATCCCTGCTGCAGTTCCATAACCTTTTAACGATGATGAAGAAGAATTAAACCACATTAAACCTTCTATTAAAACTGCTGATGTTGAAGGTGGAAAAGTCCATTCTTCTGCAACAGCTGTTACAGGAGGAGTTCCACCTCCGAAAGCTAATGCTGTTTGATTATTAGTTCCTGCACCACCTAAATCATATCTTGCCGTTGATAAATCTCCAGTTTCTGTCCAAGTAGTTCCATCCCAAGATTCTGTTACTGCTCTTTGAGGTGTTGGAGGTCCTCCATTACCACCAAAAGCTAATGCATTTGTATAAGCAGCTTGTTGAGATGATGCTAAACCTGATCTAGAAGTATTTAAATCATTTAATTCAGTCCAAGCTGAACCGTTATAATGTTCTGTGTTTGCTACATATGTTGTGGAATATCCACCCATAGTTAAACCTGCTGTTTGTGTACCACAAGATGCCATTCCTGATCTTCCGGTGTTCATATCTCCACCTTCAGTAAAATTAGTTCCGTCAAATTCAAAAGTTTCTGCATTTGTTGGGCTACCACCAAAAAATAAAGCAGCCGTGTTAGATGCTCCAAGAGCACCCATAGTGTGTCTTGAAGCTGGATAATTAGTTGAAGTAGTCCAACTTGTTCCGTTATATTTTTCTACTTTGTTTGTAACACCAGGGGCTTCACCACCTGCAACCACTGCTGATGTTGTAACTCCTGCTCCTCTAATATGACTTGTCGCTGTGTTTAAATTATTTCCTTCTGTCCAGGCCGTACCATTCCAAGTTTCTGTTTCATCTTTTTTACCTGATGCATTACCACCTGCAAAAAAAGCTGCTGTGTTAGTTCCCACACTTGCTCCACTATCTCTAGCTAAGTTTAAAGATGCTACACTACTCCATGATCCAATGTATACTACTGGATCTGCATCTAAAAATTGTATGTTAGTTCCTTTTATATCTTTTAATTTTGCCATATTAACTTACCGTAATTGTTTTGTTTCCTGTGGGTACAGCCCACTCTTCTGTAGCTGCTGATACAGCAGGACCAGTTTCACCGCCGGCTGCTATAGCAGCCATTACAGATAATGCACTTGAGTTTCCAAAATCTTGTCTAGCTGTACTCATATTATTTATTTCTGTCCAACTTGTCCCATTCCATATTTCTGTTTCATTTTGTCTTCCTGGAGGATTTAAACCACCATAAGCTAAAGCACTAGTATTGCTTGATCCTGTTCCACCAAGAGAGGTTCTTTGAGTGTTTAATTCTGTTGTTTCTGTCCAACTTGTTCCATCCCAAGATTCAACTAAATCTACAACGGCTGTTCCATTATATCCACCAAATTGTAAAGCTGAAGTTTGTATTCCACCTGAACCAGCTCCATATCTTGCCGTATTTAAATCATTAACTTCAGTCCAACTTGTTCCATCCCAAGATTCATTAACTGATTGAACCCCGCCTGGACTACCAGGAGATGTTCTACCACCTGCATAAATTCCAGCGGTTGAAGTTCCAGTAGCACTCAAAGTTGCACTAGACCTTGCTGTGTTTAAATCATTAACTTCAGTCCAGTTTGTTCCGTTCCAAGATTCAGTAATTGCAATACGAGCTCCAGGAGGTGTTTGACCACCCATAACTATACCAGCTGTATAACTGCTACCAAGAGCGCCTGCAAAGAAGTGGTCTGTATTTAAATCATTTACTTCAGACCATGCTGATCCATCATATTGTTCTGTTTTTGAAGAAGTTCCAGAAAAAGCAGGAGGTTGTCCACCAGCTGTTACCGCTGAAGTTGTAGTGCCAAAACCTGAATTTCCGTATCTACCTTCGACCATGGTTCCACCAGCAGACCAAGTACCAGCAGGTATGGCCTGTTGAGTAACTTTAAAAGCGTTTGATGTAGAATTATAATAAACTTGTCCTAAATTTTGTTTTGTAAAATCTGTTGGTGCTGTAAATTCTTCCGTTACATTTGTGTAAGCTGTAGATGTTTCTCCACCAGCTAAAAGTGTTGAAGTTGCCGTTCCACCCCCTGCATAAGAATCACTTCTTGCTGTTGATAAATCGTTAACTTCTGTCCATGAAGTTCCATCATAATGTTCAGTGTTTGCCGTTTTACTAGGTGTTCTACCACCAAACGTTAATGCACTCGTTACTATTCCTGCTGATGCATTTTCGTTTCGAGCTGTATTAATTTCTGCAATTTCTGTCCAAGAAGTACCATCCCATTGTTCTACTTTATTTATATGTGCTGGTGGGTCTTCACTACCACCTATACAAAGAGCTGCTGTTTTAGTGCCCGTTCCACCGGCTTCTCGTCTACCTGTATTTAAGTCATTAACTTCTGTCCAACTAGATCCATCCCATGCTTCAGTGCTATCAGTATGAGGTCCACTCGCACCACCTTCAGGACTCTCACCTGTAAAACAAAGAGCTGAGGTATTAGATGTGCCTGCTCCCGCAGCACTACCTCTTGCAAGATTTAAGTCATTAACTTCTGTCCAGTTACTTCCATTCCAAGATTCTGTATTAGTAACTCCAGTTCCTGGAGGAGTTCCACCAAAATATAACATACTAGAATCAGGCGAATTAGATGATGCTGCAGAGTTATTTCTAGCACTATTTAAATCATTAACTTCAGTCCAAGCAGTTCCATTATATTTTTCTGTTTTGCCTGTAGCAGCATAAGGTGGACCACCTGTCTGTCCTCCCGCGGCAATAGCAGCAGTGTTTGAAGCTCCAGCGCCTTGAGCCTCAATATTATTTCCTCTATTCATGCTTCCACCACTAGCCCATGATGCAGCCGATATTCCAGACGCAGCTGTATCGCTTGCAAGTGTTTGAACCGCAAATCCTTTTTCTTTTTTATACGTAGCCATAGGTTAAGACTATGGTAAATTATATACTACTGGTCTTGGGTTATTATCGGTTTTTTCTTCAGCCGGTAATGCATCCCAAGCAGTTTGTGCTGCTTCGATTTCACCAGTAACGATAGCTTGTGCT